GATAACCTCTCTCCTAAGCAATTTAAATGGACGCCCCATAAGTACGATCTAGATGTAAGAGATCACCTAAGACGTGAACACCAGGATATGGAATCAAAAGGCGGATGGTCACGTACCTATATAGATCAAGACGCACATTTAGCCGCACATGCACAGGACGCCGAAGGCGTGGCTGGTACTATTCCTCATAAGCATTTTAAGCCAAAGGGTAGAAGATGAGCGCAGAGGATAATCTCTCTCCCACACAATTTAAAGGTTATGACTTGATATTCAACAAGGGAGATGAAAAAAGTTCTCATATGGTTGAAGCATACTTAGGAAAAACTGGTCCAATTGGACACCTTGAATGGGGCGCCCAAACTGGGAAAGTTTTAAATGTGCAAGTAGATCCTGAACATCAACGTAAAGGTTTAGCAACTGCAATGTGGAACATGGCAAATAATGCAGGAGTTACAAAACCAGTCCACTCTCTTGGATTGTCTAATGAAGGCGCTCAATGGAAGAGGTCCTTATGAAAAAATCGGGCCTACCAACAAATGTAAACATTCCACGTAATCTCTCTGAACTTCAATTCAAATACACACATCACCGTGGAAGTAACTCCCACAACACACATATGTTAACTGCGACCAATCAAGAAGGTCACCAAGTAGGGAGTCTCTCTTGGGGCGCAAGAAGTGGTGAGGCGTACTCTATAAACACAGATAATCACTATCGTGGGTTAGGTGTTGCAACAACTATCTGGGAGAAGGCGCAGAAACTTGCATCAGATACAGGTATCGCTTCTCCGAAGCATTCAAAGGGTAGAACTCGTAAGGGTGACGCATGGGCACATGCGGTTGGTGGGGAAGTTCCTCCGCTTAAGGGCGGCAAGCATATTAATGACTTGGGTTAAGTGATGGCTGCAGAAGACAATCTTGGCGGCCAATGGGAGCAGATGCCGTTACTGCATACACCTAAAGAGTTGAAAAAAATAGCCCACGCGCTTACAGATAAAGATCATCCTTATCTTGGCGCAGAGCACGGCGCTACAGGTAACTTAGAAGATCCTAATAACAATCAGTTAACTTATATGGGCGGAAATAAAGACTCCGCAGCGGGCGAGTGTGACAAGGCTTGTCGTATAGCGCACGAGTTTTTGCCTCCTGGGGCGCACCAGGTGATCTATGACGATCATCCAAAGGGTTATAACCACTTCGTCCATCACGTCCCTACGACCGAGGGAATGCACGTAATCGACTACACACAACGCCAATTTAACGCACACTCTAAGTTTCCAGTAGTGGAGCCAATGAAGACGTTCCAAAACCGTCAATCTATGAAACAATTTGGAACAATGAAGAGCAAGAACATTAATCTCTATCGCGCCGATAAAGAAGGGAATATAGACCCTAACCAATGAGTTCACAGAACCTTTCTTACACACAAATGGCTATGTATATGCCAGCACACGAAATTGCTAAATTACCTATGACAGATACGCATCGTGGTGAAACAAACAAAGATGTGCTTGCACGTAAATTAAAGTCTGCTAAAGCAGATGAATGGGAAGAGTCAAAAGGTATGTACAAGTCAATTAAGAAGATTGGCGTACAAGAACCTGTTGAGATTATTCACGACCCAGTTAGAGGACCTATGTTAGGTGAAGGACACCATCGCATTGCATCTGCAATGGATGTTAACCCTAATATGGTTGTTCCAGTTAAAAACATTGAACCGCATGAGAAGAACTCTATTTTTGGTATTTTAAACAGTTAAGGAGAGACATGAACTATGGAGACAGTAAAAGAGATCCTTGGAAATGTAATACTTGTGGGAAGATGTACGTCGTACCTGGTTTAGCCAGAGATTGCGAACAACGTCATGCCAAATCTAAATCCTAAACAATTTGGCGACTATATGTCTGCTAATGAGATTATTGCTAATGTAGGTATGGCTCCAGGTAAAGACTTAGAGAAAACTGCTGAGGTTGCTTACTCTAAGGGTTTAGGTGGAGACATTAAAAAGAACTGGATAAAAGATCCTTTAACTATTTGGCATCAAAATGGCAAGGCTACGTTAGCCGATGGGCATCATCGCTTAAGTGTTGCGCTATTAGAAGACCCAGACCGCCCTATCCCAGTTCGACACCAAGAACGAGAATAAGATAGTCTGGGGTAATGATAGTTACCCTTTCTAAAGAAGAAGTTCGTGCCTGCGCTGACATTGCCTTAAATCGCTGGATGATGAAGTGGGGCAGCGTTGATCGCCCTAACTATGCTGGCGATAACAAAAAGTTTCTAGAACCTGAGATTGCAGCCAATGTTCGTACCATTGTTGCTGAGTATGCTGTAGCCAAGTTATATAAGCAGCCATTTACCTTTCCGTTCTACCCAAATGCGGAACATTCATTTCGCAAAGATTTCCCAGATGTAATGCCTTGTTATGAGGTCAAGTCTGTAAGAACTAAAGACGAGATCCCAGTATTCCCCAAAGACATTAGGCCAGGGGTCATCTTGGTAGGGGCTAGAGTTTTAGACCGAGATTACTACTCAGAAGTAGAGGTTTATGGGTGGCTTCCTACTGAAGAGTGCACAAAGGCCGAGTATCATTATGCTCCAGAGAATTCTTGGCGAATTCCTCTAGATAAGTTTAATGACACCATTCCAGAGTAAGGATTAGATATGGCAGAAAAAGGTACAGCAGAAGCGATGGTAGAGGTCGCTCTTGGAGAAGTTGGCTACGTAGAAGGTCCCAAGGACAACGAAACCAAATACGGAAAGTTTACAAAGGCTAATTTCCTTCCTTGGTGTGGTTCATTCTGTATGTGGGTAGCAAACGAAGCAGGAGTTAAGATTCCTAACACCGTTGCGACAATGGCAGGCGCAGCAGCATTTAAGAAAATGGGCACATGGACAGATGCTGGTGTAGCAAAGCCAGAGCCAGGTGACATTGTTTACTTTGATTTCATGGCAGGTGGCGCTCCAATTGAGCACGTAGGCATTGTTATCAAAGACAATGGCGATGGAACTGTTACCACTGTAGAAGGCAACACTGCTGGAGATAAGAAGAAGTCAGGTTCACAAGCCAATGGTGGAGAGTGCGTAAAGAAGATTCGTGCATACAAGAAAAACCCAAAAGGTATTCCAGTATTCATTGAAGGTTTTGGTCGCCCAAACTACAAGGGCAACGAAGTAAAGGCTAAAGTACCTGCTTCAGAGATCCCAGCCTTTCCAGGAAAGATCAAGCCAGGTGACCAAGGCGATAACGTCAAACTTATCCAGCACGCCCTCACACTGGTCGAAGACGGCGATTACGGCCCAGCCACTAAGAAGGCAGTCATTGCCTTTCAGGACAATCACGACATTTTGGACTCAAACGGCATCGTAGGCCCTAAAACCTGGGAAGCCTTGATGAAAACCGCCCTTTAAGCCCATTTAGGCTCACAACCCTCTAGGGGTACCTGATGGTATCCTTGGGGGGTTCTTTACTGAAGGGGTGGACATGACAACCATAATCGGAGTGCAATACAACGACAAGTGTGTAATTCTTGCCGACAATCAAGTTACGGATGACAACGGTAGAAAATACAGTCATCCTGATATGGCAAAGATTAGCGAAGTTGGTTGTTTCCTTATTGCAGGTGCAGGAGAGGTCTCTCCTTGCGACATTGCACAACATATGTGGACACCACCACGTCTAACTGCCAAAGACAGAGACGATGTCTATCATTTTATGATTTCAAAGGCTATGCCATCTCTTCGCAAATGTTTAGAAGAAAATGGCTATAACTTCAATGAAGATCACGATAAGTCTAAAGACGGACTTAGATTTCAATTTTTAATCGCTTGTGAGGGCGAACTCTTTGATATTGATCAAGATCTAGCAGTAATGCGAAGTGGAGACGGTATCTACGGAATTGGTTCTGGTGCACCATACGCAATAGGTGCTCTACACGCAGGAGCCAAACCTATGAAGGCTATGGAGATAGCGGCAAAGATAACTGCTTTTACTTCAGGTCCATATCTACAGAAAGAACAAATTAAGTAACTTTTGTGGTGCAGATCACATGTTAAGTAAGTTACCCTTCAGTAACAACTTAATATGGGCCTCCTGGGTATGAGGACGCAAAAACTACCCCTAATATTCTGATAGGGTGTCTACATGTCTAATACACAAGAAAAGAAACTAAAAAGAAAACACGAACACGCCGAATTCGTGTGGCAACAAGCCCAACTCAAATCGGCAATGGCAAAGACCGAACTCGATCTTGCCGTCGAAACATTTAAGGATTTAAATAAAGAAATGACAGAACAACAAGTAAAAGATACAGAAGAGCAAGTCCAGATCCAATATAAGCGTATTGAAGAGTATCTGATGAGCGAAAAAGAACTCTATTTAG